CAGGGTTGTAAGCCATTGCACGAAGCTCTTGAACCATTTCTGGAGAAACAAGAAGATCTGTAACACCAATCTTTGAACCTCCAACTGGAGTGCCAGCTGAGAAGGAAGCATTGATGCGCTTACTAAGAGTAATCAATCTATTGAAATCATTAAGCGTGAATTGATTAGCGGTAGTTGCTTCAATAATATGATTGCCTTTTGCCATACTGCCACCAGGAGCTGATTTAGTATTCCCGTTAACAAGAGCTGTTGCAAGAACATTAAACGCTGTTTTTTCTTGTTTAAGAAGGATTTCTTGAGCCATGCGAGTAAATGTTTTGCTGACAACATCAAGTCTGCTCTTGCGAGCATATTTACGATCAAATGCATAAGCAGTATCGAGCGTATAAGTGCTGAACTTGAGTTCGTTGTGTGCAGGGAAGACTTGACTATATGGAAGTCCACCAGCAACTTGCTGAGAATAAACCTGAATGTAATCTTCGTCTGTGATATCGTGAAATAGATCAAGAGGAAGAGAAGGATTATCGTCAGATTGGTAGGTGAATGTTGAGAATAAACTACCAACGGATTGAGCGTTGTTAATTACCTCACTAAGCACTGGACCAATAAGAGTTGCAACCGCAGCTTGAGCTTCATAAGCCTCTTCACGATTATTGCTTGCCATAGCCTTAACTAATGCAAGTTGTTCGTCTGTTCTTTTAATTGTAATTTTCATTTTCGTGATTTATTAAGAGTTAGAGATCAATTTTAACCATTGCGTAATAACCTGTAAACGCATCGGCATCTTGTGCTGACTCGCGTGTTCCAGTTGCTAAAACAACTCCGACTTTACAGTTCATATAAGCTTGCTTATCTGCAGTTCTGATGCCCGTAAAAGCTCCGTCAACACTTGGAACAATCCAATCACCAACTGCTGGACGGTGTGCGCCACCAAGACCTGCATTGGTAAATGCGGTTTGAGTGAACGTAAGAACTCCTTTAGTAAGGACTGGAACTGCCTCGCCAGAAAGTACGCACTGAAGCTCTTCTCTCTTCTGAGGATAGTAAAGAAGATTTTCACCGTTTTCGTCAACTGCACGTACATCTCTAAGCATAATGCCAAGAGGAGCACCGCTAAAAAAGTCTCCTGTTGATACAACTTTGGATACTTTGTAAGGAACCTCTGGATAAAGAGATGTTGAGTGAGCTAATGCATTTAAATACCCATAAGCATCGCCACGGGTAACATAGTTAACTGGATCTTGATCAAGGTTAGCGTTGCTGACTTTAACGAGTGATCCAGCCGCACCAGTTACTTCGTTTAATGAGTAGAAATTAACTACATCATTTTCGTTGTACTGGCGGAATGGTAATATTCTAGATAATGTATTTGCCATAATATTTTGTTTTTAGATTATATTTTATATTTTATATTTTAACTTCGACAGAAAAACTGTCTTTCAACTTTTGAATAAGTGAAACTTTTGTAGAAATCTCCCCATTGTTATTAGGAATATTTGCTTCAGATTCTTCTACTTCCAAATCTTCTTCTTGCTCTTCTTCAACAATCTTTTCTTCAACTTTTGAAGCGCTTGAAGTTTCGAGTCTTTTTGTAACTTCTTGTTCAATGCGATTTCTTACCTCTTCTTCCAAAGAGGAAATTGTTGATTTAAGTTTATGAGCGAAAAGAACAGAAAGTTTTTCTTTATATTGTTCGAATGAATCTTCTGAGTCTTCAAGTTGTTTTACCTCAGCAACAACAAATTGCATTTCTTTTTCTGAAAAGCTATATTGATCCTCCAAGAAGTTCATGCGAGAATTAAATAAATCAGCTGCAGCTTTAATTGCATTTTCTGCTCTTATCTCGTCCAATTCTTTTTTAGCGTCCTCAAAAGAAGCTTTTAATTGAAGGAGATCGTTTTCAATTTGTTGTTTTGATTCGCGCTCTTGCTGAACTTGAGATTTCCATGAATCTGCTTGTTCTGCTAATGCATCCCTCATAATCAAACTAATTGATTTGGCTTGAGACTCTTCAGAACTGATTGAAGCAATGCTTTGCTCTAACTTTTCTAAGAATTGGTCGAATTGTTTGTCGTTCATATTTAAAATGTTTTTAAATTTTTTAATCTTTACAATGTTTTTATTAATTAGGGAATTTTTTTGTTTATTTTCTTTTGAAGAATTATTTAGTAATTCAATATTTGATACACTTTCTTGATTATCGTCGCCATCTTCTTCTTCGCGCTCATCTTCTTCTTCATCTTCCTGTAGTAGATATACGCCAGAAACATTTGCTGCTGGATTTGTTGTTAATGCCGCCCCAAGTGGATAAACTTCTCCGACAATTAATCGATTTACCATTTGTCCATCTTTATCTAAACCCTTGCCGCCAAAACCTTTTAAATGTTTTTTCATTTCCTGAGCTTCTGATTCATTTTCAATAATTTTTGAATCTTGCAATCTATCTGATGCTCCGTAAGCTATTTTATAATCTTTAAAAGCTAATTCCCAACTTGTTGAAATTGATTGATATTCTTTGTTTTCTTTGTCTGAAGCTTGAATAATTGCATTAGCTAATTCTGGATAAATATTTTTATAAATTAAACCTGCAGCAGTTATATAATAGGGGTCTTTTCTTTTAGAAAAAGATTGAACGTCATTGTCTTTAAAGTCTAGTTCTTTATCCGAAAAAGATGCATTTAATATGTGTCCAACAATTTTATTTTTTTTATGCTCAATATTTATTGGTTTATTAGCGAAGCGTTTAACTGCGTTTATTGCTGTTTCGGAATCTATACCATCTCCATTAGCATTAAATTTATTAACAACCGCCAGATTAAAAACAACAGGCAATACGTCAATGTTGCTTTTAGCATCAAAAGATTCTGGCATCAAAGATTTTGCTTTTTCTATTACGGAACCTTTTGATATACCAAATTTTCCAAATTCATTCTCAGAAATGACTTTTATTGTTCCTTCAAATTTTGTAAGTAATTCTTCTGACATAATTTTGATTACACTATAATTTTATTTGAGTGATATAAAATTGCGGCAGATAAGTCGTCTAACTGATGCTTTGATGCAATATCTAATATTTCTGTTGAAATTCCAAGATCTTGAATTGAATCAAAATCATCAAGTATTGCTGCTAAAGTTAATTCCCATTGATCTTTTTCTTTTGAAACAATAATCGATTCACAAACGCTAGAAACTAAATCTTTTTTATTATTCTCTAAATCCTCAACTCCATATTTTTCTGCAAATTCTGCGAATGCCTTAAATTCAAATTCATTTATTAATTTTGTTGCTTCAATAATGTTTTTTCTAGAAAAAGCGTTTTTAGCCTTACTCGTGCCAATTGGTCTTCCTCCAGAAGGAGCAGATGTAGTAGCTGTTTTGTTATTAGGCTTAACTGGAGTTTTTTGAATAGTTTCTTTGTTGTTTGTTTTTTGTGGCACAGTATCTAACTCAGCTTCTTGTTTGAGATTAATGCTGTTAACTAATGGCATATAATAACCATCTTCTCTATTCTTTAAGAATTTTTCTTGAGCAGATATAAGATCATTTTCATTAGGGAAAGAACCGCTGTTAATTGTTTTTATTCCTTGTTCTGGAGTAAGAACACCAAGTTCCATCATTCTTGTTACAAGTTTTTGTAAATCAGAGTTATCTAATGTATCTGTTTTAACAAATTTTACCATAGGCCAATTCCTCATACCCATAGCCTTACAAAGTCGCTTGACTTCTGGTTGTAAAAACTCTTTAATGAATAAGTCTCTGGCCTCATCTAATCTTTGCATGAAAATTTTAAGTTTTAATTGGGTATCTGCATATTTAGATTCGCCAATTAAAATATTTTGAAGTCCTTCTTCTATATCTTTATTCAAAACTTCATATTTTTCTTTGCCTATAACTTTTCTTAAATCTGGAATGATAAAATCAGCTTTTGTTGTATAGTCAGAAACAAGAACTCTGCCAACACTTTGATTTTTAAAAATTTGTTGCATTGCTGCAAGATTTCTATGATTAATGCCACCTTTATCTGGTTCAGCTCCCATTGTAACTAACAAAACAACATTCTCAATTGAACGGGCTATTGCTTGATCAATTTTCTTTAATTCCATTTTTTTATTAATATCATCTAAAACTGGAAAACCCATTGGTATAGAAAGTGGTTCGTAATCTTGTTTTTTAGAAAAAATAACATGAAGAAAATCAGAATCTAATTTAATATACAAACGTTCAGATGTTGTTGCCACACCAGTTTTAATTCTTACTTGAACATCCTCTGGAAGAGAGTTAAACATTTCTTTTTCATGCTCTGTTTTTGGCTCTCTTAATCTTGATATTTCATATGGTGTTAATACTTTGAAATATTGATATTGACTAAAAGATATACTACCCTTAACAGCTATATCAGAAGGGTTAAGCATTAAATAACGAATAGGCACTGGAGTTTTTGTTGTAGTAGCTCCATAAGATTCAAGTATTTTTTGAGCGTTATCTGTTTTAATCTTTCCGTCTAATCTATACATGAAAACATTTCCTGAGCGATAATATTCTCTAAAATATTGAGCCTTAAGGTCATGCATTCTAATTCTTTTAAACCATGCCTCGATAAAGCTTTTTGCTTTTTCTGAACCACCTTCTAAATAAATGTCCGAATCTGCAAATTCTGACATTAAATCTATTGTTGATTTAAATGATGGAATATTAAAATAAGCTCTTTGACAAAGTTGAATTGCATCTCTAGCATCTACAGAATCGCTAGAATAGTCGTATGGCAACAGACCATCATCTATGTTTTTAAATCTTTTCGTTGTATAGCTTGATGTTATAGCGTTTTGTCTAACATCGGTTCTACTTCCAAATGATAATTTATTAACATTTTGAACTGATTCGTATAAACTTTCACCCACTAAATCTGGCGCAAAACTATCTAAAGGTGTACTGAAATTTTCAATTGAGCTTTCGTTTTTTTCAAATTTTTTCCAATAATCAGATCTTTTTTTATAACTTCTTCTTTCTTTGCTCATATGTAATTGTTACACTTAACTTTAAAAAGTTACTTTCAACTTTCAAATTGAAAATGGAATAAAAGTATTAAATTCTTTTTTTTCTTCTTTTACGTTGCCAGAGTCGAATAATATTTTTGAAAACCAATTTCCAAGAACTAAAGCTGAATAAGAGTCTTTTCTAGCTCTATTTGGACCTTTTTGGCGTTTTAAATTTTGTGGAAGTTGAAATGATTGAGTTCCTTGTGGATTCGAAACGACCTCAATGTTGGCGCATTCAGATTTTGTTAATTCTATCATTGTTTTTTGATGATCAATAAAATCAATCATTGCCGCCGCTTGTGAAGTTTTTGACAATTTTAAATCCCACTTTAAATTTTCTACAGGAATTGTTTTTTTTCTTTGTTCGTCAAAATGTTCGTCAATAGCTCTAGATGCAAACAAGATTCTTTTATGATCAATTGATGCCTGAAGCATTTCATTTGCAGATCTAATCCAAGAAGCAGATGGTTTTCTTAAAATACAATATCTTCTTTCTTTTTGGTTATATTGATTTTTAAACATTAATAATTCTTCATGATATAATTCTGGTTTATCAAAATCAACTTCAATTGTATTAATTTTTAATGCAGCTTTTTTGAATAATTCACTTTCATTGCATGAATTTATAAATTGAACTCCTCCATTATAGTCTCCACATATTCCTACAATATTAAAGTGATTGATCAAATAAAAGAAATAAAACATATGTTCTTTTAAATCAACTCCAGCAATAGCATAACTATGAACAAGACATACTTTTTGATCTTCTCTATTTACTTTAAATACTTGTATGGCAAAATGGTCTGCGCTGCTATTTCCAGCCCAGTTGGGGTCAAATGAAATGATATATTCATCACTAGGATTACCAATAACTTCAACTGCTGGAAAATCTCCATCAGGAATTGTGCAAGCAGCCATTTTAGATAGTCTAAAATAACCATCACTTTCATCAACAAATTGCGCTCCGAATTCTCTTTTAAATTGCATTTCACTCATTGTTGCTTTTGCTTGTTTAAGCAAATTTTGATCATACAGCCTTTGTGGAGCGCAATCATAACTTAATTGCATTATTAAACGATAGGCATTATCACTTAATTCATCTTCATCTTCATTTTCTTGACTAAGATCTTCTCCAAAAATTAATGATTCGTACTTTTTGTAAAGTTTATACATATATTCAAATTTAAAGGACGGAGATGATAAGATTATCAATTTATTATTGGGCCACACATATCTTTCATCTTCTTGCATCTCGCCTTTATCGATTATTCTCGATTCTAATTTATGAAGCTCCTCTCTTTCAATGGGGTTTTCAATAACCCCTAAGAATGGAAGAATAACTTCCGTAAAGATTTTTTCTGGTATAGTTAAGAACTCATCAAGAACTATTCGATTAAATCGAAAACCACGTAAGCGTTCTCCATTAGCTAATGGCAAAGCAATTGCCCTGCTATTGCCAATAGATAGTGTCCACATATCTGTGCCTTTTGTAATTTTAACACCACAATCTTTTGCTAATTTTGCTTCTGGCTTAGACAATATATCTTCCATTTTTTGGAAAATTTGTTTAGACTGCCTAAAACTTCCCGCAATAACACCGATATTAGCTCTTGGATTTAATAAACATTCAAGCAATACATAAATTGCAGTAGAATACGTTTTAGACATACCCCGTGAAAACACAAACATTGAATAATCGGAAACCATCATTCCTTTAATTGCCATTGTTTGGAACGGAAATAATTTAACTCCTAAAAATAATTCTGCAGTATAAGCAATATTATTTCTTAGAAAACGATATAATTCGTATTTCGCTTCTTCTTCAGATAGATTTCTATCTATTAATTTTAGATGCTCGTTTAATTGATTAGCCGAATAATCAAGTCGAAATCTTTGTTTTCCTTTTTGCCATGCCATGAATTTTATTATCTATGTAATATTGAAGATCAACGTTCCATAATTGATCTCCATAATATAATATTTTAGGTATTATTTTTGTAGCCCCTGATCTAGACGAGGCAAAAATAATTTGTAAATTTTTAGGATAATCTATAATAAGATTTCTTAAATTGTGCCAGACAAAGCCCAAATTGGACTTAAAATTTGATGTCTCGTTATCTTGTTCAATCTTATCAATGCTAGATTCAACCACAACGAACATATAACAGTTAAACTTAACGCACCTATCCATTTCACGCCTAAATCTATCAATATCTTTACCAAATGTCTGTCTAAAATCATCTTGTGCTTTTCTGTCTATAAATGTTTTTGTATAAAAATCTCCTCCAGCAGTATAGTCTCCAAAATCTAGTTTCTGTTGAAGAGAGTTCTTATATATGATAGGATTTTTTTCTCTAGTGTCTATAAATATTTTTAATTCGTCGCAATTTTGATTCCAAAAATTTTCTGGTATTTTTTTATTGAACCATTGATCTATTGAAAGTTTTTTTAAAAAAAATGAGTATGAACCAAATATTTTTTTATAATTATTTATATCAGCCATTTCTGAAAGTTGATAATATAAATTTGGCGGAGATATAGATATATTTTTTTCTTCAAATCTTTGCTTTGCTTTTTCTATTACATAAGGTTCTGTGGTAAAAGAGTCGTTACAGTCTAACCAACTTAGATAATTATCAAATGAATTAAAGTCTTCACGAAAATATTGATCGTAGCTTTTAAAAGCTAATAAATTTTTTGTAAATAAATCATGTTTTTTATAATGCTTTAC